TATGCAGAAAGAAAATATCAATTTTTCCCCCGGGGAATTTTTCAAGACCGCCGCGATGCAGAGGGGGGGTCTAAGAAATTTAGACCCCCCTATACCTTCTCCACGCGTTTGTACAACCCCTGGAAATCGTATTTCAGAATCTCATCGATTGCACGATCGATTTCGGCATCATTTTCTGGATCAGAAAGAGCATCCGAAGTATGCGAAACACGAGCCAAATAACCGCAAGTGTCATAGTGGTGATCCAAATCAAACTGATACCAAGAATCGAATTGATCAAACGGATCAAAAGGATTATCGACAGTCGTAATTGTATATTCTTTTGTTGGCATGTTAATCAATTCACCTTCTTCAACTAAGAACGAAGATACTTGGAAACAGTTGAGGTGGAACAGCCGACAGATTCTGCAATTTCAGCAATAGTATAGCCAGAGATTTGCATTTGCTTGATCTTTGCGACACGAGCGCTCGACAATGTTGTGGTAACTTTAGGCAAAGCTCGCTGTTTAAGCTTATCAGAATCGGTGTATCTGACAATCTGTTTAAGCTTCGATGCACTAATTGCGCCGGCTTGAATCGCTTCCCATTCTCGATCCGTAATCTCAATTTTAGACTTCTGCGAAGACGCGCCAACTTTTGAACGAGCATCATCCATAGCTAATCTTTTAACTTTTTGCAGATCTTTTTTGTTCTCTTTGTCAGCAAGCTCTGGATTGGCTTGGATTTTAGCCTTAATGACAGAATTCGCTATAACGGTAGCCCTACGCTCCTTCGGGGCATTACGGGCAGCGCGGTCCAACTTCGCATCAAGAGATGCCACTTCTTCAGCATAAGTCTTGGCCGCCGAGGCCGATCGAGCGGTGGTTTTGGTGTTAGCGTATTCTTTTCGCGCCGCATTGGCCAAAGCTTTCATCTGATTGCCGTATGCTGCATAAGCCTCCTCCTGCTCCGTACCGGAGGATAGAGTACGCAAATCCTCTGTTTGATTGAGAAGATACACGTCTTTCTTGGCAGCAACTTTATTACCCTTTTTATCTATATAGGTACGGCCAGAAGTTTTGTACGTAACCTCTCCGGTATCTGGATCAATGCGACCGGCACCTTTTGTCTCGTCAATTTGAACCGTATGCTTATGCCTAGATATAAGAGTAGACGCGCCAGTGCTTATAAGATTACCGTCATCATCATAGCGAGCCTGGTACTTCTTTTTAAGTTCGGCAATACCCTGATCTTTCTCAGATTGCTTATAATCCAACTTATGTTTTGCGGCGTCAATGACGACCATCGAATGCTTTACAGCGCGAGCTATTTCAGATTCTTCTGCTCCGGCAAGAGTCATGTCAGTAATAAGATTGGAAACTTTGCCCATTTCATTTTTAGTAGCCTTTTTAGTCAGAACCTTCATTCCTTCATGATAAGCATACTCGGTTTTTGGATCAAAGCCCACCAAATCTGCCAAAGGTTTACTGGTTTTGACTTTTACCTTACTATTAACAGGTATAACAATAGCTGTATCGCCATCAAAATCGGCGCCGGAAAGCCTCTCAGCAACCTTCATATTGATGCCAATGGCATCAGTGGCATTACCCAAAATCTTCTTAGCCGAACTGTTTTTGTTATTAACAGTCAACTCGGGAATCTCAAAAGTGCCGCCATGAGGATAGCGAACAAGACACACTTTTTCGCCGTCTTTCAAATATGGAGCATAAACTTCATTGTCCTTGAGTTGCGTGACGGGAAGCAGCACTCGAGTCTGCTGTCTTGGCAATGCGGCAGCCTTCAAGTGAACGACCGCCGAATCGCAAGAACTAGCAAATTCGAGCAACTGCGATTGCCTAATTACCGGATTTGTAATCGACTTAATCTCTTCAAATTCGTCAACCGCATCCGTGTACGTCAATTTAAGCTGTCGATTGATGAGCTCCATTGGTTGCTTCGACAAGAACTGAGATGATAGGCTTTTCGACTGCGTGTCCCAATCGCCCTCTTCTTTCAGTTTGTTGATAGCAGACAATGATTGCTTCTTACCAGTTTCGGCATTTGTGTATTTCCCATTAGGATCGTCATAATAACTTTGCCCGTTGGCCTTGATATATGCCCCAAACGGGTTGTCTGGATCAGATTTGATCGGCTTCAAAACACCACTATCGTTTGGCGTGCCATCATCGTCGTACCCAAGCAAGGCCTTGCCAGACTTCTTGTTTGTGTTAAACACTATGTCAACACCGTCAGGCATGTCGTCAGAATACATTGCCATGCCTTTAAGATAGTGCGTTCCATCGACAAGAATACGAACCTGAGCATAATGGGAATTTCCAAGATCCAAATCGGCGACCCCTCGGCGAAGCTCAATGACACCGTCCTTGCCTACGCCACCCTCATCGCCATACCGAACCTTGATACGCGAAGAATCGACGCTTGACGGATACTCGCGATGATCCCAGGAAACACCGCCGTCGGTCGATGTATACTCGCCGACGGCCTCAATCAATTGCGGATCTTTATAAAACGACACAAACTGCGATTTCGTATCGTCTGTAGGCTCCGCCAAAACCTTGATAGTGGTACGATTGCCCATTTTAGAAGTCGGCTGCTGAATAGCAATGTTATAAACATTATAGCCTTCATACTGCAAACGGGCAATCGCGGTATCAAGAACGTTTCGGGACACACCAAGCTCTCGCTCGACGTCTGTTCCGACATCTAACCCGGCACCAGGATTGTTCTTAAGCTTCTCTGTAAGCTCCTCACGAAGCTTATTCGCGGTTTCCTCATAAGCCTGCATACGATGCGCAGACTTCTCATTCAAGAGAGAACGAACACTTGATTCGTTCAAGCCCATCCGTCGGCCAATCTCGGAAACGCTAAGACCGTCAGACTTAAGCGATTTTGCCTCGTCATACAAAAGCGATCGCCGTTGATTGGTCGCAATCGTATAAGCGCGACGATAATCAGTGGTTGATTTGAATCGCATAGCATTAGCGATTTCTTTCTCGGTCATACCCTCTTTCTTATAAGCATTGACACGCGAAATAAAATCCCCACTGTGCTGGTACGGATTTTCTCCGGACCCCCAAGGATACCGGCCAGACCGTCTTTTAACGCCATAATGCGCAAGAGCGGACTCAACTTCATCATCGGAAATATCAATAGCTATTATTTCGTCCATGAATTACGCCTCCTCATAGCGCACGCGATCCAACAATTTATCAAAAGTGATTATTTTGTCAATGATAGGAGCTATTTCATCAACATCTGGTAAATATTCGACAATTTGATCGTTCTGATAAATTCGAAGACAAACATCAATGTCATTTGGGCGCTTTCCATATTCAAGACAAAATAGAGCAGTATACACCATCAACTGCTCCATGTGCGCAGGATTAACGCCGGTTTTCAAATCGTGGATTCTCAGATTCTTTCCATCGAACGAGATGGCGTCCGCTGTTCCGAAACAATTATCGGAATAGTATAAAATTTGTTCCGGCGTCATACGATATCCTATAGCATCGTTGACATACATGTTCAACGTTTGCCCAGTGTCGGCCAATTTCTGCTTTAATCTAATCGCAGTAGCCGCGAACTCGTGAAGTTCAGTACCCCTCGCTGCTGCACGCCAGGTTGAGTACGCCGCCAAAAGGTGATCTTCATCATAATTAATCCAGTGCCATTTACTCGCACTCAAAAAAGCGTGCTGGCCACTAAGATTGTAATGCTTGTTGAAGTTCACTTAAGATCTCCTCCTCATTCTCCGGATAGATGAATCTCGAAAAGAACGCTTCATTATGCGTCGAGACAAATCTGTCTTGATTCGGCCGATGCTTAGCAACCGCGTCTTTTTTTGCTTCAAGGGTCGCCCAACGACCATCCTTAAACAAAATTAAAATATCCGGAAAACCCTGAGGAATGTCTGGATCTCGAGAAGGATCAGGCCTTATGACTCTAGAGACATCAAATTGATCCCTAATTTTGTCACAGAGTTTCTTTTGATAGTCCAGTTCTTCTCGCGACTTGCCGCCCACGACGCCTCTTTTCGCCAAAAATATAAAGGGCTGAAATAACCATTTTCATAGCATATTCCTCCCCTTCCTCATAATAGGGCATGTTTTTCACGCGCAGGGGGCTTTACCAGCGCGAACGTCACGCCAAAAAGAGCCCCTCGTAATTTTTGGACCAATTCGACATAAAAATAATAGGATCTGCAAATCTGGCAAAGATTTAAGACCGTGTTTTAACGGTCTTAAATCTTTGGAACTACGCCAAAATTCTCGCTTCTTCGCCACCTTCGACGTTGACCCCATTCGCTTCGTCAAGGTGCTTCTCGCAATACACTGCAAGCACTGAAATACCAAAAACGATGGCGAACGCGATCAAACCCTCGATGAAATCAAACATCACAAATCCTTTCTATAGGCGTTATTACCTCATAAAAGGGCTGGCATTCTTCGCGAATCGTATGCAAAAAGAAAAGTACCGGAAGCCTCACGGGAACGCGTTTCACGTTCGCCTGCCAGTCCGGGTTTACGTTTTGGCAGCTCGTCACTTGATAAGAATATCAAGCCGCAGGTGTTGACACTTTTCTTCATTATAGAACATGTTTTTTAGACGATTCTCTTTTACCGATCATCCTCATGCGAATGTCGTTCTATTATTCCAGAATGACGATCATAATTGTAGATCAACAAATATCCGCCCTCCAAATATATTTCTATTTCACCTGAATCGTATGGATGCCACCAAAGAGACGATTTTTTCAATAAAGGAAATCGTTTACAAAAATCATCATACACCATCTTCCATGTAATCTTGCGACGACGGGCTCCTTCTTTCTTACTCATTGCTCGATCCTTTCACCAAAATCAACAAGATCCTCTAAACCGCAATCTAACAGATAAGCCATATTGATAAGAATAAATATGGACGGAATTCGCTCGCCTGAAATATACTTGCTTATAGTAGATTTATCTAATCCGAGTTCATCCGCAAATTCTCGTTGAGTAATACCTTCTTCTTGAATGAGCGCTTTTAAATTGAATCCGAAATCGTCGAGCCATTCTAATTCGGTCAAAATATTACCTTTCATGAAAAAAAGTTGACGCTCCGTCAACTAGGGGTAAAAAAAACTTTTATATACTATATATTATATATTATATATTATAT